AGGTCCAGCGGTGCGCGATATAGCTTTCGATCCGTTGCCACACGATTTCTGTATTCGGTGCCGCGTCATCCGGCCCGAAGGCACCGCGGTCAAATAATGTCACCGCCGGATAGTTGGCTGGAATTTCCTCGATCTGTTCCAGAATTCCGATCATCAGAGCCTCCACCGTGCAGACGGATGAACGCTGACGGGCAGGATCAGACGATCCGGTTGCCAGTTACGTTCCTCGATCTGGGTTTCGTCATAAGCGGGCCGCGTGACCACGCTCAGTTCATATAGCAAGGCCGCAAAGATCGTGCGGATCAGCGCCGTCCCCTCAGCCGGGTTTTCTTCCTCGACTTTTTCAGCGTTCGGCACCGCCCGTTCCGGGGGAATGCGAAAGCCGGGGCTGATCCCGACGATCAGGCCCGCGCGCATCGCCGCAAGGAAGTCCCGCACATAGCTGACCTCTTGCATTTCCGCCGAGAGCGTTGCCGCGAAAGTCAGGGCGTCATCGCTATCGGTCAGGTCCAGAGTTCCAGCCCCGCGCGATGCAAGGGGCCGGTCATAACTATGCCCGATCAGCAGGTGAATATCCTCGTCGGGACGGTCCACCCGATAGGCAAACGCCCGTGGGGCGAAAGCCTCTTTCCGGGGACGCCCGGTCCTGCCACCATCGGACAGGACAGCGCGCCGGTTGTATGGGAAGCGGCCATGAAGCGCCAATGCGCCCGACGCCCGCTTGCGCAGCTCTAAGCCGCCTTCATGTCCGCCCCAGAGCATTATTGCAGGCCCGTCAGGATGCGGGTTTGCACCGCGCGGGAAATGGTCACGTCCACCGTGGCCAATGCCGTCAGCCGCAGCCCGCCCGATTGCGCGTCCGAATACGGATCGCGGATCAGGTCGATTGCGCCCCAGGTGCCGACGAAGAACGGCGCAACGCCGCCCGCTGTGGTCGTCAGAACAGCACTCGTTGCCAGCGGGGAACCAGCCGGATCAGCAAGCGCATTGTGAGACATGACCACAGAGCCAAGCGACTCGGTAAGCCGATCATACTCAAACTTGTAACCGCCGTCGCCGACCAGCTGGCCATCCATATAGTCCCAAACCTCGGGCCGGATCAGCGCCCGCACATCGCCGGGGCCACTTGCGGAATTGCCCGTGATGAAGTTGACCACCTCGGAACGGAATGCCGCCCAGGTTGCGGCTGCATCAACAGCCACCTCGGCAATGCCCCAACCGGTTGCACCAGCAAACAGGCCGGTAGGTTCGCCGCTGGAACCGCTGCCAAGGAAAACCGCCTTGTCCAAGGCTTCCTCAATTGCGCCGTTCATATCGCGCCGCACCGCTTGTTCAAGCGCACCGCCCGCTTGCTTCAGCGTCTTGCGCGTGATGCGCATTTGAATGCCCAGGGTGTTATCCGGGGCAAGGGGCCGGTCAACGGTCGTGTAAGCGCTCGGGCCAGTCACGTTGCCGGTTTCAGAGGTTGCCCACCCAGCCGTCACGCTGGACGTGGTCACGGGATATTCCATCTCGCCCACGCCGACATTGACCATCTGCCCACCCATACGTGCCGCAACCGATCCGGCAAACAGCCGCTCGATGATCGGGGCGGTTCGGATCGGATCAGGTGCTCCGCTGGCCAGGGTTTCGCCTGCGCGCTTTTCCAGCGCTTCCCACGGAATTGGAACGCCGCGATAGCCGCCGCGCGACCGTAGTTCGGTCACGATCTCTTGCGTCTGGCCAGTCAGGGCCGCGCCTTCATCAAGCGCAAGCGCAACTTGGCGCATTTCAAAGCCGCTCATGACCTTGGCCCATTCCGTTTCAGAACGGGTTTCCAGTTCGGCCCCAGCCTCGCGCCGTTCGTTATCCTCAGCAATCAGCGCCGCGCGATAGCGGGTCTCATTGGACCGATATTCCCGGTCCATTTCGTCCATCTGGCGGGTTTCATCCTCGGACGGCTTTTCCTTGCCGACCAGTTCCGAAAGCGTCTGGCGGATTTCGCTTTGCCGCCGTGCGATTTTCACAGAATCCAACATGCTCATTCCTCGCGTTTGTTGGGGTTGCGCTGCATGTCTCGCAGCAGGGTTTTCCACGCCTCGCGGGCGGGGTCGGGACGGCCTAAGCCGATCTCGATTCGGGTCTTACGGGCATGACAGCGGCCGCAGAGCGTTTGCAGATTGGACAGCGAATAGGCCAAGTCGGGCCGCGTCCTGACCGCCTCGATATGGTCAATCTCAAGCCGCCGCCGTTCGCCGCATTGGACGCATTGCCAATCGTCACGGTCCAGCGCCTGCATCCGCAGAGCCTTCCACCGGGGGCCGCGCGTGACCTTGCGGGAATGCCGCATGTGTTCTTTCAGCCCCATGCGATGCGCCCCCCTTTGTGAGCGGGTCGGCCCATCATCCGGGCACCCTCAGCGACCGCCAGGACGGTTGCCGCCGCCGCGTCGATCCGGCCCGTGGACCGCGCCTTTGCCAATTTCAGATTGTTCGCCGGGTCACGCAGGGTGACCGCGTCCGCAAAGGCAGAGCGCAGCAACAGGGAAGGCGAGGTTTTCACCTTGCCGTCATAGGCCGCGCGCCGGAACCGCTCGCAGTCCTCGCCACCGTCGCGGAAACCCTGACCGCGCCAGACCACCGGGCACCGGATGCCTGCCCGGTCAATCGCCTCGCCAAGTTCGGCTTGCTTGTATCGGTCCGCCGTAAGAGCCGCGACCGTCTCGCCCTCCACATGGGCCATGACCTCGACCAGCCAAGGCGCAACCGGCACCGTCTGATCGCCAAGGGTGGACAGTTCGCCCCGGTCCTGCATTTCGACATAGCGCCCGGAAACACCGTCATTTTGCCCACGATCCAGCAAAGAGGGTTTTGAGGGGAATGTGCCCAGAGCCTCAAGACGCCCCGTCTCTGGCCAGTAGAACGCCGCCGCCGTCATGCTGGCAGAGCCGCCTAGGTCGATCCCGATGACCACCTGTCCCCGCCGCTCGGGCAGGTCATCCGGCCCCGCCTCACAGGACAGCCATTCATCGACCGTCAGCAGCAAGTCGCGTGTTTCGCCTGACACGCGCTCATTGCGGTTGTAGAGCCGGAAACTTGTCAGGGTTGAGCCGCCCCGCGCAATCGCCCGCCGCGCCTGTCCTTGCAGCCATTCAAGGCTTGAGCCGATGCCATGAACCGCGCCCGGATTGGCCAGCTTTAGGCTTTCCAGATCATCCGCAGGCAAGCCCGGTGCGGGCCGGTGCTCTTGCCGATAGACGCCCTCTTGTTCTTCATCCAGCCAAACGGAAAACGGGTGCGTGTCATCCGCCGCACTTGTGCTGATGATCAGCGCCCGACCACCACGCTTGCCCAGACCAGACAACAGGGCATGTTCCAGCGCTTCCCCCTGATCCGCCTGCCAATGGCCGCGCTCATCCATCAGAACCAGCGTCGGGGCCGATCCCAGAGCCGTTTTGCCATCCGCCGCAATGGCCCGGACAAAGTGCCCGCCGCCGTCGCCTTCAAACTCGATTTCCAGCCGGGGACTACGCCGGATCGTGAAAGCCTGTTGATCTTCCTCGGACAGCGACCGGATGAAGCCCACCACGAAGTCAAACGCGATGCGCGCCTGATCCCGCGTCCGGGCCGCAATCAGGATTTCCCGCCGGGGTTGCCGATCCCAAACACCCATGACCGCGCCCAGAGCGATGCCAGCGGACAGGGCGGTTTTCGCATTGCCCCTGCCGATGCTCAGACAGGCCACATTGACGCCTTCCGCTAGCGCGCCTTTCACGAATTGCTTTTGAAACGGGGCCAGCTTCACCGACTGGCCAGCTTTCGGCCCCTCGGGGATGCTCAGGCTTTCAAGGAAGCGGATTGCTTTGGTCGATGCCTTCATGCGACGTCTCCCTGCATTAGGAAGACGGAAAAGGAGATTCGCAGATGACTAAGGCTTTTGCCGCGATAGTGTGGGGTTTCTCGGTAGTGTCCATTCCCGCAAGCGCAGCGGAGATCACCACTGCCGAAATGGGGAACACTGCGAATTACCTTGTGACTGAGGCAACCTGCGAGGAAGTCACTCACGTAATTTCGACAAGTGGGATGGAGTCCAGCCACGACAGAATGATGATGTTGGCAATTATCACCTTTCAGTATGGATATGCCCACGGAAGAGAGATTAGCTTTGACGAGGCCGTCCGCGAGATGTTGATTTATTGCATGGAAAATCCCGATGAGCTGTTTGCAGGGTTTCCTGACTGAGGCTCGCATTAGACGCAGCGCGAAAGCGTAAGCCCGCCCCGCGCCTCTCCCCT